CAAATTCATCTAATACTTCTATATTTGAATTAACAAGAATTTGGTCATATTATGATAAATTTACTTGGTTAACTTCAAATCAAACCGTAGGTGAAGAATTGTATTCTATGGATACTTTCCCACTTGCATTTGAAAATACAATTTTAGGATTCTTTGCAAAAATGTATAGTAAATATAGTGGTACAATAGAAGTTAGATTTGATGTTGTAGGAACACAATTTCATACTGGATCCTTAGAATTATCATATGTTCCATATAGTGCAGATTTTAATGCAGAAAAAGGTAGGAGTTCTTTTTATCAATTATATTATTTAAGAGAAGAAAAACAATTTATTTTCCAAATTCCTTTTATTAATACAAGTCAATTAAGAAGTAATGAACAAGCTTACACACCTAATTTAGGTAAGCTTAAAATTTTTATGCGTAATGCATTAGTACCTATTAGTACAGTAACTCCTTCCGTTGAAATATTAGTTTTTGTCCGAGCTGGACCAGATTTTCATTTTACACAATTGCGTGATCCTATTGATTTAGTTACTGAAACAGCTGATGCAGAAATGGATACAGGCGATAAAGATTTACAAGAAGATATTCCTATTAATACAAATTTAGAATATTCTGGTGTTGTAGTTAATATTGGAGAAGATCATGAAATAATATCAGATGTTTTAAAAAGATATGTTAATACAAGTTTAAAAGCAACTAATACAACAAGTGTAATTTTTGATTTAGATAACATTTTTAAACCTTTAAGTACTACAAAGAAAATTTTAGATTGTTATAGATTTAATAGAGGAGGTTATAGTTTACTTTTTACATTTAAGAATGTTGATAGCACTCCAACAACTTTAGCTAATGTTGATATTGAAAATTTAGATTCAATTCCAAATTGTTCTGTAAATAGATCACAAAATCCAACAACAATAACATCTATTGCAAGTCCTAATAATATGTATGTAAGAGAACCCGATTATTTTAGTTTATCAAATGATTTCAAAATATATGATACAACTGAAACATGGTATACAACAGATCAAAATAAAGTTTATTATCAAACTGGTGAGGGATTTGAAGCTGTTGGAAATAAATTATTAACACCTATTGAAAGTACATTAAATTATTATGCTACTGCTGGTAATAATAATTCAAATAAAATAACAGAAGCTATGAACAATATAATTGAAAATACTGGAGTTTATAATAATCAAATGGATAAAATAAAAACTGTTATGGATAATAATGTTGGTATAAATACTTTTAATAATAGTGTAAAATTAACAACTGATCAATTAGATACATGTAGAATTCAAGCTACTGAAATATCAAACAGTAATATTAGTAAACAAAATTTAAATAATAATAGAATTGTTGCAGCTATTGATGATAATACATCAAGTTTAAGTGGTGAAAAACCAACTTTTATTAAAGTTATATATTGTCCTGATGATTCTAGTGGTATTCCTTATACTGGTAATCCTACTCAACTTATTAATACATCAATTAAT